CCTTATTTATTTAGCTTAAGGCTATAGTAAAGAGGTTGTTTGTATTGGCGTTTATATTAAGTGTGCCATATTTTATAATTGGTTGAGAGATCATGAGGATTTCGCGGAGGAGGTTGAGGATGCTCAATTTATGGCTGAGGGTTATGTCCTTGCGGAGTTTTGTGGTGTGATCCAGCGGAAGGATGATACCAAGGCGCTCATGTGGCTCTTGGCCAAGCTCCGCCCTGATCGCTATGGGGACAGGAAAGAGGTCGAGATCACCACCAAGACGAACGACGGCGTTCAAGAGGTGGTGGCCATGTTTGAGCAGACAAATGACATGCTTGAGGACAAGACTGACGAAGAACGATGAACCGCCCCCTCTTGACTAGCCACGACACTAGCCAAGAGAGGGCAACTCAAACAGGCAGGAGCTTGTTATGACATACGCCAAGCTTGAGATCAACCGCCCCGCGCTCACCGCCACTTGGACAAAGGCCCAAATGGAGGCCGCCGTGGTTCGCATCCATCAGCGCTTTCAAGGTTTATTCACCTCGATCATTGAGAGCGCAGATTGGGCCAACTATCGCCTAGTTGATCATCCACTTGAGGCGGGGCGTCCATCATGGCCTGACCCTGGAGAGTATTGTGACCTAGTGCTCCAACACCGCGAAGGTGAGGCGGTGGCAGCAGTTGAGATCAAGACGCGCCACATCAAGATGAGGGATGAGCGCACCGTTTGGATGATCGCTGATGACGTACTCGACCACATGGGCTCACAGCTCGCCAAGCTCCAGACCATCGCCCATAGGAGTGACGCGCTGTGGCTCGTGGTGATTGGCCTCTATCGCGTCCACTTCCAAGCGGCGGCGATAAACTTCAACACGCCCTTTGATTTGGTCTTGGTGTGGGGACGTGACGTGGGGAGAGACTCACCAATGGGGCGAGCGTGTTTTAATAGCCTCAGCGACTTTGATCGGGCGGTCTGTGACTTCAAGGAGCCCGCTCGGTTCTTCGAGGTCAAGAGCCTCCCTCGCTCAGCCTCAGCCGCTCCTCTTCCTAAGTCTGTGACCCATGACCTTGAGGCGCTCATCAGCAAGGCCCCGCTCCATGAGAATTGTCGGCTGGCTTTGCTCTGCATCCTTGATTGGCCTGACGAGCTCCTCAGCTTGAGGACGTACATGAGGGAGCGCTCCACAGAGGACGCCACGGAATACAGCCTTCAACATTGGGCCATGAAGATGATTGATGAGGGAGTGGTCAAAGGCTATCGCAAGGGGAAGCGCTCCCACCGCTTGAGCATAGATGAGGCAGCGCTCAAGGCTTATCTCAAGGAGGTCAGCGGTGAGTGAGGAAGAACCACGGGAGCTCATCCTCAATGACCTTCAACGTGAGATCATTGGCGGGCTGAGGCGGCGTCAGAAGATCATCGCGGCGCGCTGCGGTTGGGGTAGCGGTAAGACGAGTTCGCTCATCTTCGCGCTGTGGTTCATCGCCAAGGTGAGGCCAGGGACAACCTCCCTCCTCATCACCGACACAACTCCGCGCTATAACTCCGTGCTGATGCCTGAGATTGAGAAGTGGCTGGCGCCTCGCGGTTGGGTGTATAACCACACGCTGCACAAATGGACTGACACCCACACGGGCTCATCTGTCCTCTGTCGCTCCTACTATCGCCCGGGGACGAGAGACGCGAGCCACAACCCGCTCGAGGGGATCAACGTCACCTCAGGCGTGGCGCTCATTGACGAGTGTCAAACGCTTGGGGCTGAGGTGGCTCACAAAGCGCTAGGCCGCTTGAGGTCTGGCCCCACTCCAACGCTCATCCTAGTTGGGCTCCCTGTGGCTGACGCTTGGTGGTGTCAAATGGCTGAGGCTGCGGGGCTTCATCCGTTGCTGTTCACCTCATACGTCAACCAAGACAACCTCAGCTCTGAGTGGTTTGAGGCTACCAAGCTCCTCCCTGAAGATGAGCGTGAGGCCATGGTGATGAATAAGCCAAAGCCTCCAAGCGGCTTGGTTTATCAAGAGTTCGACCTCGAGCGCCACGTTATTGATGACTTCCAATATCGCCCTGAGATGACTGGGCGAATCGCTATAGATTGGGGCTTCAGAAAGCCCTCAGTCTTGATCATCGCCTATGATGAGGAGCGTGAGGCGTCCGTGATCGTCCATGAGATCAATCCACAGGAGGTCACTATCGCGGAGCTCTCAGAGATGATCTTGAGGGTGGC